GGGGCACCCTCGGCGGCCGGCGCCGCGGCGGCGCTCGACGGCGCCTCTTCACCACGCTCGTAGGCGTCGAAGGCAGCCAGCTCCTCGGGGGTGAAGCCCTCGGCGTTGTCGCTGGTGGAGGCGAAGTCGTTGTCGTCCATGATGTCCTCGTAACGTGAAGGGTACGGAAGCCGGCGTGCGCCACCGGCGGGCGGAAGGGGTCAGCGCCAGCCGTCGGTGCGGCGGGGCGCGTGATCGGGCAGGGGACGGGGCGGTGGCGGCGCGCGGCGGATGCCGTCCTCCGCGATCAGCGCCGCCACGGTCTCAGGCGAGCCCTCGACCAGCAGCATCGGCACGCCGACCTTGAGCCACACCTGGGAGGCGGGCGGATCGGCCATGCCGACCTCGACCATGCCGACGTTGTCCGGGTGGACGTAGACGGCCTCACCGGGCGTCTCAGGATCGCCAGAGAAGATCCGGAGCTGGACGAGCTTCATCGACAGGCCTGCGGTTTAGAAGCCGGCCCGGCCCGGGTACTGCTCGGGCCCGGCGGGCGGCGGCAGCATCGCGAAGGGCGCCCGGTCCACGGGGAGCGGCGTCGGGGCCGGGGTGGCGTGCCGGTGCTGCTCGGGCGAGGGCGCCGCGCCCTGCGTCACCTGCTGGTGACCGTGCGCGATCTCCAGGGTGCGCCCGACCGTGTCGACCTGGTCGTACGCGCTGAGCGAGCGCTGGTGCTCGGCCTGGGCGCGCTTCAGGTCGGCGCCGGCCGCACCCTCCTCGATCTTGGTGAGGACCTGCTGCATCGCGATCTGCTTCTGCTGCTGGGCTTCCGGATCCTGCTGCTGGCTCGCGAGCAGCTCGCGCATCTTGGCGACGAAGCTGTCCGGGAACGGCGAGTAGGGAAGCACCTCGAGGAGCACCTGCGGGGTGATCATGTCGCGGATCACCGGCAGCACCGACACGAAGGTCTGCCACACGACCTGCTGCTGGTTCGGCGACGAGGGCGCCTCGTCAATGATCACGTCGAAGTCGCCCGCGGTCTGGTCGCGGAGCAGCGGGATCACCTTCTGACCCTGCGGCCCGGTGATCCGCACCAGCCGGCCGTCCGAGAGGTACCGCTGGATGAAGAAGAGCCGCACCCGGCCGATGTGCTTGCGGGCCCGCCGGAGCGCGTTGAACGCGGTGGCGAGGATGTTCATCGCCGCCTGCTTGCGGTGGATCTCCAGAATGCCGGCCTGATCGTTCTGCTGCTGGCCGAGCAGCTCCAGGTTCACGCCCGAGGAATCGCGGATGGAGCCGATCGCGAACTCCATCATCTGCCAGTGCCCGGCGGGCAGGACCGGCAGGGGCTTCTCCTTGATCGCGCCGGAGCGCAGGGCGCCGGGGTTCACCCAGGTCGTGGCGCCGGGCTTGGCCGCCGACGCCTCGAACTGCTTCATGTCCTTCACCGCCGACGTCTCGGCCAGCACGCCGCCCTTGGCCTGGCGGTTGAGCATGTCGTGCGTCTGGCTGAAGAACGTGTTGGCGAAGCGCTGCGGGTCGCGCATCGGGCGCACGATCCCGAACCACGAGCTCTTGTTCTGGTCCCGGTCACCCGTGAGGAAGGCGTAGGAGAAGCGGTCGCCGGCCGGCGCCGGGCCCTCCTCCAGCACGGTCGCGCCGAGGAACGCGCGCCGGTAGACGCGCTTCATCTGGTGGAACACCTGCACGGGCGGCATGCCCATGGCGGCGGCGCGCTGCACCAGCACCTTCGCCTGGGCCGGGTCCATGTCCAGGGGCTCGCCGGACTGCGGGTCGATGACGACGGCGACCTTCTTCCGCTCCCACCACTGCACCTCGACGATGGTGACGCGGCCGGTGCCGGCGTCGGCCGCGTCGCGGCGGTCCATCCGGTGCTCGCCGGGCTGGATCTGGTGGTGCGCCTCGCCGCCGTCGCGATCCTCCGCCCAGGCCGCATCCAGGTCGGACGGGTCGGCATCCTGGAACAGTCCCTCGGCCTCGGCCCGGTCCATCGTCTTCGCCCGGAACACCCGGCGCGCGTCGGACAGCCCGCGCTTCGTCGCGGTGTGATCCCAGAACATCTCGAGCGGGTTGACCCGGTCCTCGACGTAGGCGCCGTCCGGGTTGATCTCGTAGTCCAGCCGCTGCTCGATCACGCCGACGCCGCAGATCACGGCATCCACAAAGGCGTCGCTCTCCTCGTCCTCCGCGTCGGCCTCGTCTGCGAGGTATCGGGAGGCCTCGGTGAGCACCTCGTTCAGCGCCGCATCGCCGACCTCGCGCGGCAGGTACTGGATGTCCTGGCGGGTCGAGACCTCGGAGCCTGCGACAGCCTTGATAACAGGCAGGACGCGGTTGAACGTGATCGCCGGGCGGCCTTGCTCCTTCAGGGCGGCGAGGTCGCGCGGATCCCACTGGTGGCCGGCGACGAAGTCGAAATCGATCTTCGCCTCCTTCCGCCACTCCGACGACGCGTCGCGGTCCGCGCGGAACCACGCCCGCAGCTTGCGCATCAGCGCCTCGCGGTCGAGGGCCGCCTGCTCCTCCGGCGTCACGGCCTCGTCGGCCGGCGCGTCGGTGTCCGTCACGCCCATCCGGTACCTTCGTGAGTTTCAGAGCGCTCGCGGCGGCGGCGCCGGTCGTAGCGGTCGTTCGGGGTCTCCGGCGGCGGATCGTCCGGGCGGGGCTCGGCGATCGCGACGGCGAAGTAGCGGAAGGCGTCGGCCGCGTGGCTCGCCTCGTCGTGCAGCGGGTTCTTCGAGAAGGCCTGCGTCTTCTCGTCGACGTCGTAGCGGTAGTTCCGGAGCGACTGCAGGCCGTCCGCGCACCGCTCCTCGTCGAACCAGCACCGCGCGAAGAGCTGGCGGGCCGCGTCGATGCCGGCCGCCACGGTCAAGCGCGGCGTGATCCGCACCTCGTGCCCGGCGGCCCACATCTGCTGCTCGATGGTCCGCTCAGAGGCGAGGAGCTCGTTCTGCGCGTCGTGCGGGAGCCAGTGCTCCCCGTAGACGTAGCCCTGTTCGGCGGACCGCTCCGTCAGCACGTCGAGGTAGTGCTGAAGCGCGAAGCCGCGGTTCTCGTAGAAGTCGATCAGCCGGAACTCGAAGCCGACGATCTGGGCAAACCAGATGCTCGTTTTGTCCGCCCGGCCTAGATCCCAGAACGTGTGCACCCGCTTCGATGGGTCGAACGGGACCTTGGTGAACCGCTTCTCCCTCGCAGCGGCCAGGATCTCGTGCGTGTAGATCGCCCCGTCGAGGACCTGCTTGCAGTGGCCACCCCAGACCGTCTCGTAGGCGACAGGGTCCCGCGCCTTCAGGTCCAACGCCTCCTGCCGGAGCACGGCGGGGAACCAGGGATTGTCCTCCCAGCCGATCTTCACGACGCGCGCGCCGGTCGGCGGATGCGCCACGAACCGCTGATAGGTCTCGTCCGCCTCCAGCTCCGTGTTGAAGCTGATCCAGATCTCCGAGCCTTCCTTGCGGATGGTCGGGATCAGCACGTCCCAGGACGTTTTCGAGACGGTGCGGGCTTCTTCTACCCAACATACGTCCACGCCCTCGGTCGACTTCACCGAGGCGACGTTGTGCCGGAGCCCCTTGAAGATGAACTCGGTCCCGTTGGACCCGAGGATCCGCTTCTCCTGCGTGTCGTAGAGGTGCGACAGACCGAGGAGGTCGACCTGCTGCGCCAGCAGCGCGTGCGCCGATTCCGCGATGCTGTTCTGGAACTCGCGGGCGCAGAGCACCCGGAGCTTGCGCTGGGCGCCGAGGATCACGAGGGCCCGGCCGAACCCCCACGACTTCGCGCCGCCGCGGCCGCCGTAGGCGATCTTGTAGCGGTGCGGCTCGAACAGGAAGTCGAGCTTCTCCGGGAACTCAACCCGCATCGACGGGCGGGGCCCGGACGAACGCTACGGTGATCCCGCCATCCACCAGCGGCGCACCGTCCTTGCCGGTCAGCTCGTTCTCCCGCTTGTTCGTGAAGGCGCCACCGACCTCCTTCGCGGCCTGCGCCAGAAGCTGGGCCGCCAGCGCGATGTTGCCCTGCGTCTCCGCTCGCTCGGCGAGGCGCTGCAGCGCGCGGAGCCGCGTCACCCGATGCGAGATGCCGATCGACGCAGCATCCTCCAGGAAGGCAGCCCGCGTCGTCCGGAACAGCTCCCGGAACTGCTCACCGAGGTTCTGCCCGGCCCGGCGCTCCGGATTGTAGGACTCGACCTGCTGCGGGGAGACCGTCTCACCGAACTCGGCCTTGACCGCCTTCACCACCACCGAGGGCGGGTCGAAGCACGCAAGCTGCTGGACGATGAAGGTTTTCACCTCATCCGAGAGCACGTTCACGGCTGCGAATCCGTCAATCCGGGATCAAACTCGGCGCCCGCAGGTGCCGCACGCGCCGACGATGTCCACCTCGCACACGATCGGGGGACGGTTGGCCGCCTCGACCAGCGCCGCGGTCTGGCCCGCCGCCGCGCCGACGCCGTAGCGGGCGACGACGCCGACGAACTCCTCGACGTCGTGGCCGCGCATCGTGAAGATCGGCCGGCCCGAGGCCTTCGAGAACCGCGGGGCGCCGAACGCGTCCTTAGCCTGCGCGCAGTGGTAGAGCTCGTGCTCGACGAGGGAGCAGAACGTGGCGTCGTCGGCCTGATCCGCGAAGCCCGCGTCGAGCGTAATCATGAAGTCGGGGACGAGGCCGAACCACGCCTCAACCTGCTGGAAGAACCGGGCCCGGGCCCACTTCCCGCCCTGGATGGACGGGATCTCGGCCTGCCCGACGACACCGTTCCCGCCGCGCGCGTTCGGCACGGACGTCCACATGAAGCCGAGCGTCGCCTCGCGGAGGTGCGCGTGCTCCTCGTTCAGCAGCACCGCGTCCTCGCTGATGAAGGCGGCGCGGGCCCAGGTCTCCAGCTCGGGGGAGGGCTCGAACGGGAGCGCCGTGAGGGCGCCTTCCTGGCCGAGCAGCCGCTCCGGTGGGCGAGGGCGAGCCAGCATCAGCCCTTCCGCCGCTCGCAGAACGTCTTGTGCGTGCCGCCGGCCGGCAGGCTCAGATGCGTGGCCAGCAGGGCGCCGACCATCGGGCACTCTGTGACCAGCGCCACCGGCTGAGTGAGCACGTCGAGCGCGGTCTCGCGGGTGCAGGCCAGGCCCTCGACGCCGGCGGGGCAGGCGAGGGCGCCGGCCAGGAATCCGGACGAGGCGGCCTGCGCGGGGCGGTCGAACACCCACACCCAGGCCCAGCCGGCGACGAGCACCAGGAGGATGCCGGCGGCGTGCCGGAAGCCGACGATCTCGCGCATCAGTGCTTGGCCCGGGACGGCATGTCGCCGTGCAGCAGCATCAGGCGCTCGGCCATGACGCGCACGTCGTCGGGTACGGCCGGCCGGATCATCACGAAGGCGGCCGGCCGACGCGGGCGCAGGGCCGCAGCGGCGATGCCGGCGAACGAGGCGCCGCCGACGGTGACCAGCAGGAGCGCCAGCACCGGGATCGCGACGAAGTCGGTGTAATAGGCGGTCCGGGACATCAGCGCAGGATCCTCACCGGGATGCCGAGCAGCAGCTCCGCGTCCTCACGAGACAGCTTCGCGATCGGGCTGGACGGCGCGCCGAGGTCGGGGCCGGGGCACAGCTCGCGCTCGCCGCGGTGGACGATCGGCGCGGGGGTCGACGGCCGGGCGCCGAACACCCAGCGAAGGACGAGGCGCTTCAGCATGGCCGGGCCCGCAGCATCGCCATGGATCGGCGGACCTCGAACTCGCCGGCACGGGCCTCGTCGTACGGGGTCTCGGCCGGGAGCGGCGTGGCGGCCGGCCTCCCGATCAGCCCGTGCCGACGGAGGTGATCGCCGTAGGCCTGGGCCGCCGGGTCGCGCTGGAGGCGCTGCGCATGGCGAAGCGCCCGGTCCGCGTCGGCCGGAGTGAAGTCGGGGCGTGCGGTCACGCGAAGGCCTGGCGCAGCGCCGACGCGAACGCCGGGCGCGCGGCCTCGGCAGCCTCACGCGTGGCGAAGCCCTCCTGGACGAGGCCGCCGGCGAGATGAGCGCGCAGCAGGAAGGGACGAGGCCCAGCGGAGGGCTCGTGAACGAGTTCGATGCGCATGGAAGCCTTCGTCAGCCGATGATCGCGGCGTGGGCGCCCGGCTGCAGGACGTGCGTCTCGGTCCCGTTCCAGCGGAACAGGTACTCGATCGCGCCGCGATATTTCGGGTTGTCGGTCACGTACGCGACCGTGGAGACCGCCCAGCGGCCGCCCTTCGGCGCCGGGATGCCCTCGGCGTTCAAGCCGTCGGCGATGGCCTGAAGCGTCCGCTTGCGGCGGCGCTCCTGGTAGATCCGGCGCACGATGCGCGCCTGCTCCGGAACGACCCGAAGGCCGCCCTCCAGATCCTTCGTGTAGCCGTAGGGCGCTTGGCCCCCGGCGAAGCCGCCCTTGCCAGCCTTGGCCACGCGGCCGCCGGCAGTCCGGTCCCGGATCACGAACCGCTCGTTCTCCGCCATGCCGGCGAAGATCGCGAAGAAGGTCCGACCCATCGGGTTCGAGGTGTCGATCACCGATTCCGTGACCGACCGGAAGGCGACCTCGTGCTGCTCGGCGAGATCCGAGACCGTCGTCATGGCGTGGCGGATGTCGCGGGACAGCCGGTCGATCTTCGCCACCAGCAGCACGTCGAAGGCCTTGGCCGCGGCGAGCTCTAGCGCCTGCCCGAAGGCGGGACGATCGGCGGGCCGGGTCGCGCCCGAGACACCGGGGTCGGTGAGGACCTCGATCAGCTCGTAGCCCTGGCTCTCGGCGAAGGAGCGGACCGCCTTCTCCTGCGCCTCAAGCCCGTGGCCGGTCGCGGCCTGCTCTTCCGTCGAGACCCGCAGGTACCCGAGCGCCCGTACGGCGCTGGCTGCCTTCGTCTCGGTCTGGATTTTATTCCGGGCCCGCTGGCGGCCCACACGGCGTGAGCCCGAAACCACCTGTAAGCCTCTGTTTTTGTTGATGTTTCAGCGCCTGGATGGCCGATATTTCCAAGATCTCAGGAGACCTTGGAAATGGCCTCCGATCAGGCCGCCGGACGGACCGATCGACGCCGCCGGGCGACCGTAAAGGGGACGCCCTTCGTGCTCGTGCCGGCCTGCCCGAAAGTGCGCTTCTCGACGGTGCCGATCTGAGACCGGAGCTTCCGCACCAGCGCGGCGATGCGCTTGCAGTGCGCGTCCTTAGCGTCGAGGTCCTGGTCGGCGCGGCCGGTCATGCGCGAGCGGCAGAAGGCGCGAGCCTCCTCCTCGATCGCGGTGACGATAGCGTGGGCGCTCATCGGGGACCGATCATGACATGGAACACCGCCCGCGTCTCACGGGGCAACGCCTAAGCTGTTGAGCGGGTTCGGAAAGAGGTGCCGGCCTTCTAGCCGCCGGCAAGCGGCCCCCGGTTCTTTACCCAGGTTGGGGGTCAGACAGCCTTCCGGCTCCTGCATCGCAGGTGGCAGCGGGCAGGTAGAGGCCACCCCGCCGGTCCCAGACATGCAAACGCCCGGCGGCTTCTCAGCCCCGGGCGTGCGTCTCGCGACGGTCGGGTTTTGCCGGGTTTCGCCCGACGGGTCAAGGGAGCGGCATGAACTGCCTGACCTTCACATCCGCGCCCATGATCAATTCTAACACCTGATCAACGCTCTCGTCGCAAAAGGTCTGAACCGACGAACCTGATGAGCCAATCTCAGAAGTTAAGATCACAGCGCCTTTTCGGCTATCCGAAATGATCTTGATAATGTGATCTGTATTAAGCCAGATGTTTTCCTTCCTCTGGCTCACCCGGATGAAACCCATGTGCCACTCTCCGTTTCGACACGCCCATGCTGGCGCATCGGCCGGCTGGTGTCACGGGGACGGAGGGTACGGTCCACGCCAAGCCGCATAGAACGCCTCGTCGCGCACCCAGGTCTCCTCAACGGTCACCGTGGAATCGGAGACGCGCTTCCAGAAGCGGTGAGCTGCCGGCGAGCGTGCGGCTAGCATCCGGTCGGCCGCGAAGCGATTGAGGCGCTCGTACCGGACGCGCGGACGCTCGACCCGCCGCATCCCCAGCGGCGGATAGACCGCGAGGTGCCCGCTGCACACGCCGTCAGGCCCCCCCGCCGACCCGGCACCGGGCCGCCACGATGTCCCGTACCCGGCCGCGGCCAGCGACGGCCCGCTGGACGTCCGGCTTGGCCTGCGGGGCATAGCGCGCCTCCTCGGCGCCCCAGTACTGCCCCTGGCCTGCCGGGACAGCCCTTCCGCGCGCGTCGGTCTCCTCGCCGGTCTTCTGGCCGTGGAAGAACCGCTCCTGCACGTTCGCGACGCCCTCGGCCGCGAAGTCCTCGTCGAGGTTCTCCATCAGGATCCGGAAGTGCTCGGCGATGTAGGCCGTGCCGCGGTCGCCGCCCTTGCCGCGGGCCTCGGCGAACTGCGCGAAGGTCTGCCGGCCGGTGAGCACCTCGTGGAGGAATCGGGCCCCGGGCACGCCGACCGCACGGACGACCTTGTCCTTGAGCTTCGCCACCAGGCGGGCATCGTCGATTGCGTAGATGACCGACAGCTCGTGCGCGATGGTCATGTCCTTCGAGCCACGGACGCCGAAGTCCATGGAGCCGAGCCGGGCGCCAGAGGCACGCTCGAAGATCGCCTGGACCTGGCGCCCGACCTCGTACTGCGAAACCGTGAGCCGCCCGTGCGAGCGCTCCATCTCCAGCACGTCGACCCGGCGGTTGACCGCGGCGAGGCTACGGCCGCCCGGGGTCCACGGATCGTCGACCGCGACGGCCGCTGTCTCGATCGGCCCGCGCTTGCCCCGGACCGGCTTCGACAGGTCGGTACGCGGGTCGAAGGCACCGGCATGGTCGTACCGATCGCCGCGCGGGTCCCGGCGCCGCTCTGGCTTGGCCGCGCGCACGTGGGTGTGGGTGGCCGGCGAGCCGGCGAGGGAGATGGCCTTGGTCCTGGACGCTGCCACGGTGGTGCCCCTTGAGGCGGTCGACCTTCCGTCGATCCGTGACACCTGATCTGCGTCCCGTTTTTGGACACACGCAAGCGTGATCTATGCCTGCGTCACTCCGGCGTGCCCGTGACCTTTGCGTTCCAGGCATCGGCGAGGCGGTGGCAGGCGCGCTTCCGCCGCCGGTCGAAGGTGCGCCGCTGGACGCCGACCTCAGCGCAATAATCGGTGACGGTGCCCCCAGGGACCTCGCGCAGCAGCCGCAGCCGCCGGTGCCGCCGGATCCGCCGCCGCGCCTTCGCCCGGGCCCAGGTGAGAAGGGCGATCCGCTCCGGGCTGCCGACGCCGAGGACCTCGGCCGAGAAGACGATCCAGTCGAAGGTCGCCCGCATCTCCTGCGGGTCGTTCGGCTGGAGCCGGTTCGGACGGACACTGAAGATGCCCGAGCTGGTGAAGGCCATGAACGCCGCCACCAGCCACCGCTCCACGTCCGCGCACGTCATGGCCGGAGGGTCCGGGCCTTCGATCCTCAGTGGGTTCGCCATCAGCACCGGACGCGGGTTCTCCCTACCGACCGTGCTGCTGGAGCTGGTTCAAGCTCTGGTAGACCGACGTCTGGAACGCCATGAGCGGCCCCTGGAACAAGTGCTCCACGCCCTTCACCAGCGCCTGCGCGACGCCACGCCCCAGGACTTCATGCACGATGGCGTCGATCTCCTCCCGACGAGCGTCCATGTGCTCCCGGATCGCCGCGTCCACGCGCTCCTGGACCAGGCCGGCGACATAGCCGGGCAGGAACGGAGGCTCGTAGCGCTGGACAGTCTCGGCGCCCCAGCGATCCTTCCCCATCACCGGCCGCTGCTTGAAGAGGCTTTCCTCTACGGCGCGCTCAACCAGCCCGCGCAGAACGTCATCCGGCATCAGGTCGCCGATGGCACCGCGAATGCGCTCCGCTACCCGCTCCTGGAAGTCGCCCTGCGTCAGGGAAGTGGTCTCGGCCATGGTGTGCTCCCGGTGAAAGCTAGGAATCGGTCAGGCCGCCGAACGGCCGAACAGGTCGGGCGCCGGCGTATCGGTGCGGGCTAGCGCGGCCGGCATCTGGGGCACCGCCACGCGCGCCTCGACGATCGCGCGGCAGTCCGGATCGGCGCACGACCACATGCCGTCGCTGCGATTCCGGAAGACGCCGAAGCCGAATGAGGCGCCGAACACCCCGCAGGCCGCGCACGAGCGCTCGACTGGCCGCTTGGCCGCTTGCTCAGCGGCCTCCTCGGCAGCCTTCCGCGCTGCCTCGCGCTGGCGGAGCTCGATCTCCCAAAGGTTCGGCCTCACGACGCACCTCCCGTCAGGCCCTGGCGCTGGTCGAGGCGGGCCATCAGCCGGCCGATGTCGGGCCCGTGGCCGGTCGCGCGGAGCCGGGCGAGGTCCTCGTCCAGCTTCGCCCGCTGCGCCCGGGCGATCTCGGCCGGCGTCTCAGCGCGACGGCGCTCGGGCTCGTCCTGGCGCATGCGCTGCAGGTGCGCCTCGGCCGCCCTCGCAACCTCCGCGCGCTGCTCCGCCGTCGGCACGTCGTAGATCTCGGCCTCCAGCACGCGCCGGATCCGCAGCAGCTGGGTCCGGAGCGGGATCAGGCCCTCGCGCGCCTCGTCGGCGAACTCGGCCGGGGACGGCCGCCAGCGCTTCACCCAGGGCCGCAGCGTCTCGCCGGACCGGAAGCGCTCCGCCGCCGCGTGAATCGCGGCCAGCGGGAGGGACTTCAGCGCCGCCACGTACTCCGCGATGAGCACCTCGTTCTCGTCGTCGCCGCGCCCGCGCCCCTGCTCGAATCCGAGGAGGACCCGGGTCACGACCGTGTCGACGTGGCGGGGATCCGAGGGCGCCGTCAGCTCGGCGTTAAGCCGCGCGGCGACGTCGGAGAGCACTCGACGCTCGGCTGTCGTGGCCGCCCTGTCCCGCCGCACGCAGCAGCGGGTCGGAAGGACGGGATGCGCCTCCAGCCTGCCATGGAGTGCCGGGATCCTCTCCTCGACCTGGGCCGGCGTCGGGGTCGTTCGCGTCGATGGCAGGCGGTTCGACATCGTAGGCTCCCATCTGGGATGCGGCGTGCTGGCGGATGAGGCGGGCGGCGAGGCCCGTAGGCGCTGGCTGGGCGGGGCGCCCGCGGTCAGGGCGTCGGCCCATCGCTTCGCGCCGGGCCTGGAGGCGCCGGTCGACCCAGCTCGTGAAGTCGGCCAGCTCGCGTCCGTCGGCGTCCTCGATCAGGCCGAGCACCACCACGGCCTCGTCCTGGGCGATCGCCAGCCAGTGGCCGATCAGGGCCAGGGCGGAGCGCTGGGACCGACCGGTGTTGGCGCAGATCAGCGCGGCGCCCCGGGTCAGCAGATCCCGGCGGAAGGCTCGGGCCTGCTCGGCCGCGCCTGCGCCAGCTTGCCCGACATCGTCGGCCGACCCGTCAGGGTCGGAACCGGGGGTCGGGGAGGGGTT